TCTTCTTTAATATGTCTTGCATCTCTTTCCAATTACCTCCTCCTTTTTTAGCCGCCAATTCTATTGCTTCTATAAGATTCTTTGGATCTGGCTTTTCATAAAACAAATCGCCTTGGTCTTGTAGTTCTCTACCTAATCGTTGCAACAACAGTTCCATTAATCTTTGTTGTGCTGCTTTTTCCTGTGCTACTTGTCTTGCAGCGGCTTCTGGCCTCATTGGACCAGTTAGCTTCTCTTGTACTGCATCCATAGCTCCTTCTTTAACAGGATCAGTGACAGGACTTTTCTCAAACCTTGCTATATTCTCACGCATATAACTAGGAGCTTCAATAGTTCCTTCTGGAGATATACCAGCTTTTCTAAAGGCTGGCCTATTAGCTGGATTTCTATAATTAGCTGCTGGATTTGTTACTGGAACAGAGCCAGCCCTAACTCTTCCACCTTCTTGTACTAATCCCGTTCTGCCTGACTCCGCAGCGGCTTTAGCTGCTTCAGCCCTAACTCTTTCTATTGCTCTTTTCTGTGGAGTATCTCCTTTAACTCCATGAACAAATAGATCTTCTAATTGTCTGAGATTAAAGTTATCAACATTACTTAGTGACGTAACTGATCCAGCATCAGGATCAACTACATCGGGAAAGGCTTCTTTATCTCTTCCGAATACTTGTCCTACAGATCGATCCATAGTATCGGCATCAATAACTTCTTTAGCTAGAATTGATACATTTTCTGGAGTCATCATATGTGGAGGAAGTTGGTCAGTTAGACTTCTTAATTGCCTTTCTTGTCTTTCATTCATTATATCAGGTTCATCTGAGTAACGGCGAGGTGCGGCATCTATATCAGCAGCCTCTCCCGGCTCTACTTTTTCAACAGGCCGATTAGTTGTTCTTTGTAATTCTTCCAGAGTCATTGGACGGTCAACAGTAACCGATTTACCTTCTGCATCTTCTATAGTTTGTTTTACTGTGTGTTCTGGAATCTTCGGCTTTGGATTTTCTCTGCGTTCTTTAAGTTCTTCGCCAGCTTGCTTTAACTGCCTAGTTGTCTGTCTTCTTGGTTGAAGTTCTGCTGGTCCTGTAGGAGCTAAGTCAGGATTGAATTCATCAACTAATTCTAATACTCCCTCATCTATTAATTCGTTATGGATTCTATCTAGATGAGGCTCGACATCCTCTCTTGGACTTATATTTCCTTCTTCGATTTCCTGATCATATCTTGTCCATACTTCTTCGGGCCGATCTAATTGTTGTGCAGAAAGTGCAGTCTTATTAGGATCAGTAAGTTCTTCTTCTATCCGTCTAGTTTTGGTAGGACCGCCTTCCGCTTTTTCTGCTTCAAGTCTTTTTGATATAGCATATTGCTCACGCCTAAGTGGTTTAATAATCTTAGGGTTTACGGTTTTATCTTCTTTGGCCTGTGCCGATTTTCTCCTCTGCATTAAAATTTTCAGCATTTGAGGAGTTACAAGATTAACCATATCTCAGATTCCTTGTGGCTTCTGGCAGATCACGTTCTCCCCATTTACGCCAACCAAGTTCTTTATTCTCTTGTGGAACAATCAACTTAGATACATTAGGTCTATGCGACAACATATACTTAATAGTATCCATCGCGTGATCATCCTTATCTATTGGAATGTCGAGTATATCTCCGCGAGGATCACGTTTCCAGTAATAAGAAGTAAACTCGTTGATAACGAATTCTAGTCTATCACTAAAGTATATGTATGGTGAATTATAAATTCCTGTAATTGGATTCTGGTGATTCCTTTGTGGAATTAAATACTGCGATACTTTAACTATACCATTAGCAATATCGTTGTTACCTCTAGTACAATAGATTCCATCATCACGAAACATATCGGATATAGATCTTCCGACTGTTCCTTTACTTACCCCTTTACGTCTGAAGATATCTGGATCTGAGTACATGTGGTTGTCGTATGGAATCTTATAATAGTTACGACATTCAGTAATCTTGTTGGCTTGTATCTCTAGTGGCGTTTCTTTTTCGTAACCGCCATCCAACAGAAATATATTACCAAGCACATCAACGAAACCGCATAAATAACAATACGGCACAGCAAGTCCGTAGTCGTAACCTTCAAGATGAGTTATCTCCGCTCCTTGAGTTAGTAGTTGGTTATAATATCCTACTATACTCTCATGGGACATAACATGTACTGATTCATCGAATGAAGGATAAACTAATCCTTCGTAACTCGCCCATTGTCCTAATAAGAATCTATCACGCATTTGTCCATGATAAGATGCTTCTAATGTCTGTATAAAGTCAGCTTCTAGATTATCTTTGTTCTCATAAGTACTTCCTTCATATAAACCAATAATAGGAGTAGGAAGACTATCTTCATTTAATAATGCTTTACCTGTTTCATCTGTTTCACACATTAGTTTATCATTAACAACTCCACGGTCTAAATCGTGAAGTGGTTTAACTAATTCTCTATATACCCAATTACGTGTTGGGTTACAGGTAATCAACATCCAACGTGGACCAGTACTAGGCATCGACGGATCGTTGCCTTCGTAAGTTGCCATGCCACGTAATCGTCCTAGTAAATCTAGAAGATCTTTGTGAACAATTTCTGGATCTTCGATTTGATCAACAACCACAAAGTCGTAAGTTGCTGATAACAAGTTACTTGTCGTCGCTTCATTAGCACCCTTCCCTTGCTGTGCGATATATCGAAAGTTGATTGTCGATCCGTTTTTGAGCGTACAGGTGTTCGATCCATTAGCACTCTTAGGAAATGATTTAATCCAATCTTCTGGACACCACTTTAGAAATTCTTTTCTAAGTGTATCGTTCAACTTTGGATAAGTTGATCTCGCCATAAGCGCATTGCATCCGGGATAATCCTTGGCAAGCTCTATCGCTTTAATACAAACATTGGCGGTTTTGCCATTAGCAAATCCTCCACCATACAATTGTATTTTGGAACGAGACTTCTGGAATCTATCTTGTAGACTTCCTTCGAATAATCTGAATGTGGGCATAAATCTTATTCAATTCTAGCCCAATCTGTATTAGCCAAAGCAGTTGTGCTAGTAACATCAGTACGTTGAGCAATCCATACCTCATCGTTAGTAGTATCAGTTCCCTTCTGTCCTACGAAGGTAGGAACAGTTGACCCGTACAAATTACTAGCTGTAACACTTGGGCGACTATATTCATTTTCTGGACCTGATCCAGTTCGTCCACCACCGTTACCACTTAATTCTGTTACTGTAGCCATTACATAACTCCTTCAGGTGTTATATCTATTGTTGGGATGTCTTGTTCTTCTTTTTTGACGTATTCGATTCGTAACCCGCCTTCAACTTTGTGACGATGCTCCACGATATCAGCAGGGCGATGACCGGCACGATCAAGAATATTATTAGCAGCAGATAAACGTGTTCCAATGCCCATCTCTTTATCATTAACAGTATCAATAAACAATTGTGCAGAAGTCTTAGAGTTTAATACAAATAAGTCTCTGACTTCTGTTGCATCAGAATGAATAATAGATTGAACTAAATTTTGCTGCAACTCATTATATACATTATTCATCTTTATATTATGTACTTGGTCTTCACTAAGACTAAGTACACTACTAATATCTTTATCAGATAAACCGAATACTGAATAAGCCATAACAAGACTTAGAGTATTCATTTGTTCTGGTGGGAGGGGTAAGTCTGCTATTCTTTTTCTAGCAGCGACAATATCCCGTTGAATTTCCCTAGTGTTGGGAACTTCAACGAGAATATCATCTTTTAGTATCTTACCGTCTAACGGATTTATCTTAGTACCGTCAGCAAGAACTAATGGTTCTGTACCAATAGGTAAGGGCATTATCTTATTGGTTGGCCCCGTTGATTTACACGCCGAGGTTGTGGAGCCGCAGTAGTAGTAGGTCTGACTTTCTTAGTGCCTACTCGTTCTGGAGCTTGTGCTGCTTCACCACCCGGAGGATTCCTAGAACTATAAGTAGCTGTTGATAATGCTCCCGGCACTGTTGCCGCAGCTTGCCTTGCTTTATCACCCGGAAATCCCATAGGAATACTTCTTACTCTTCCTCTAGGACCAATTAGTCCGTGCTTCATAATGTTCTGTATAGCTTGCCACATTCTGGGGGCGTGGGCTGGCGCACCAGCAAATATAGTTGGAAGTCCCGGAAGAGCATCAAGTGGCGCACCTAGAAATCTATTTACATCTGCTAGAAATCCTTCACCATACTTAATGT